TTTGATGCGTAAACCCCTAGCTTTAAGACCAGCTGGTAAATTAGATAAAGTACCAGCATCAATAAGTTGACGAAGAATACTTGTAGCGCTTTTAGCCAATCCACCAATGAGGTGTATGAGACCCGTGCCATAGAAGCCAAGCCCCGGAAGATATTTGTAATGAACAAAGTATTGTCTTTTCTTTTTCTTTTCGTCATCTTCATAATAATTTCTCCTTATGGATAATATTGTTCTAGATGATTTATCTATCGTAACCACATAAGGTCTTGCTATTCCGTCTTCTTCATTAAAAGGTTCTGGTAGCTCAATATCAGTGTGTATTTCTAGTAGAGTATGTCTATCATCATCTTCTAAAGTTGCTGACTCTCCATCAAGATCGTCATACTTTTCTTGTATGTCAGAATACTCAGGCTCTGGCTCTGGTAATTCCGTATCACGATAAAATCCATTGTTCTGTAGTTTAAGAACTTCGTTTTGCGTCTTCTTCATGACATGAGTATATCTTTCACAAGTCATTAGATCTGATGCGCCATAAGACACCACAAAGTCCTCCGCAGGAACAAACATTGCACACGGTCTTTCTAAGAGAGGATCATAATAGACTTTTTTGAACGCTGATCCTGCGAGAGGAAGTTTGAAGAGCATTTGCTCTGTTTCATCACGATATTCAGTCATTTCTTCAGTTAAAAGATAATTCATTTCATTTTCAACACGCTTTGCCTGTTGTGTTTTATCTCTTGTTATTTTTCCTACTGTTTTTGTTCTAACTGGTCCAGAGGCTGGAAATATTTCCCCCATTGCCTGTGCTTGAAATCTTACGATAGATTCGGTCAACACTGGATGAAAAACTCCAGATGAACCTGCCCAAGGTTGTTGTCTTTCTTCTATTTTCATTCCTAAAAGATCTAATCCTTTAACGTAGCTTTTTGCCCATTCATCTCTAGAATGTTGATCTGATTTAAAACTAGATAATAATTCATTTGACAATTTTTCTAGCTCATCTTCTTCAATAAACTCTGCAAGATTAGAATCAAAGCTAGATGAATCTTCTTCTTCATCTTTGCCAAAATCAATAATCATTCCTCCATCTGGTGTCTCTATAGACACAGCTTCTGGGTTTACAACCTCCACTTCAACTTTACTTTCTTCTTCCTCTACAGTTCTTGGCCCTATATCTATAGGGGCGAGTGGTTTTTCAATAGCCATTAGCTACTCCTTTTCATTTCATTCTTTCTAGTATTCTATCTACTTTTTCTTCTAATCTGTTTATTGCTACAGTTACATCATCTCTTTTTGCGTAGTCTTCTCTTGTTTTATTAAGAAGTATATCAATTCTTTTTATTTCTTTAGTTTGAGTAGACATAAACCAACCTCCGCCCAGTACAATTAAGGCTATCAAAGCATCTATTATGTGGGCTAAATCCATAATTTTTTTCTATTAAGTTTAACATTGTTTGTTTTTTGATTGTACACATAATCTGATTTATTTCTACCAAACAACTTTACATGTCTATCTAAAGCCCTTTCTTCAGCTGTCATAGAATCTCTTGCAACACCTTTTTTTGTTAGTGTTTCTGTTCCGGGATGTATCATTCCTCTTTTTTCTAAAATTTTTTTTGCTAAATCTCTGCTACCAACTTGGGCTTCAAGTCTGTCAATTAGTTGGTTTCTTCCCATATATTTTTCTGTTTGAATACCCATCAATAATACTCTACTGGCCTTTTATATTTCGGTTCATCATCCCAATCATCCATTGTTGTTCTTATCCAACCACCTTGCCTGAATCTTAACAGTGCTTGTGTAGTCGAGTCAACAAAGTCGTCATGATCTCCTGCCGGAAATGATGCACATTCTTCTATAACTTCTTCAGCCCAGCGTGTTGGAGGGTGCCAAATCACGCCACTGGCAAATAAATCAGTTACAGCATTAACTCTTGCTATCTTATCCTGTCCACGGCTTGGTGTAAACTCAGTAACTGGTATTCCCATTGCCCGTAATTCAAAAATTAATGGTGACCCTGCGGCTTTTGCCTCAATAATCATCTGATCTGGTTCAAATTCCCAGTATTTTTCGTAAGCTGCTCGTTTTAAGTCAGGAAATTCAAGTTTTTCTTTGTAAGCATCAATTAAAATAAGGTTTGGCATCTCTTTACCATCATCATCAGGGCTATGAAACACCCCCCAAGTAGTGCATGCGCTGTAGTCAGCTCTTTGCGTCTTTAAAAACGCTGTATCCCACGACTGAATGATGGAATCACATGGGGGGAGGTCACTTTTTTCCCATTCTTTCCACCAGTCACGCTTTATCAACGCTCCTTCTTCAGATGTTGGGTCTTGCTGGTACTGCGCATTCCATTTAGATACAGGTAATTCTGCTTTTAAACTTTCTAGTTCCTCTTTTTTCCAAAATTGTTGCCATAAAGCTTCACCAGAAGGCATGATTGCAGGCAATTGGATAACTTCCCACTCACCTGATCCTTCTCTTTCTGTATAATTCTTAAGTATTTGCCCTGTTAAGTCTCTTTTTGACCACCTTGTCATAACCAAAATAATAGCACCACCGGGCTGTAGTCTCTGTCTTGGTCCAGATGTATACCATTCATACACTTTGTCATACACATCTGGGTTGTAATCACCTATTGTTGCTTCTTGTTCTGAGTGAGGGTCATCAATTACAAGAACATCAGCACCTTTACCTGTCACTGCACCCCCTACCCCTATAGCAAAATACTCTCCGCCTTTGTTGGTGGACCATCTACCCGCTGCCTTTGAGTCAACAGACAAAGTTACATCTGGGAAAATCTTTTTGAAATCTTCAGACTGAATAAGATTCCTAACCTTTCTTCCAAATCCCACAGATAATTCAGCTGTGTGTGCCGTTTGAATAATTTTCTTTTGGGGGTACCTACCTAAAAACCATGCTGGGAATAAATAACTTGCAAATTCTGACTTAGTATGACGGGGTGGCATATTGATTATCAATCTTTTTAAATCACCCCGGGCCACTCTCTCGAAAGCATCTGCCATTATCTCATGGTGCTTTCCATGTATAAAGGCTGCCCACTGAGATCTTACAAAAGGAAGGAACTCATCACGAGCTTGTTCCTTTTCTTTCGCTTTTTCGTATTCTTCTAAAAGCTGTAACACCTCTAGTTTTTCATTATGAGGCAGACTATCTATCTTCCCCATGTTATTTTTTATGATTTGAGCAATGTCATTCATTGTTGTTTATTACATCAGGTGGTCTTGTTTCAATTATCTTCTTTGCTATGTCTATCATCCACAAACATTCTTCTGTGTCAACAGTGGAGGCAATGTACAAAGAGTCGTCTTCATCCCACCCTAGTAAAATTGGATTACGAAGTTCAGTTTCTTCTTCTAAAACTTCTTTTCTATAATCATTTAAATAAATTATGTTTGACAAGTTTTCTCCTACTAGTATAATACTATACTAGTATATACTAGTAACTAGTTTAATACTACTAGTTTATAACTAATACTAATAATAAACTAGTTTAGTAGAATACTAGTATAGTAGAATACTAGTTTAAAGGAATACTAGTATTAAACTAGTACTAGTTAACGTTAACTTCTAGATTTTGAAAATTTATAATTTTCCTGAGCAGAATAAACTGTATAGGGCACGGCTAGGCTGCCGACTATATGGGGTGTAGTGGGTAGGTGGGGTCAAAACTAACAGAATTTTCGTGAATAGGTGTACTAGTTTTCTAGAAGTTTACCTAGTTTTTCCTTAAGTTGTGCTTCAACTTCTACTGTAGACTTATCTTTGTTAGTAACTTCTGTTACATCTGTAAAAAGTTTATAATGTTTTCCAATGAGTTCAGCAGATCTAACTCTAGCACTATCTGAAAATTCCTCATTGTTCATAAACTCTGTAAGCTTCTGTAATATTAGCTCTTCTTTTTTTATGTCTGTCATCTTATTAAGTCTGTCTTTTTCCTCTAACATCTTATTAATTGTTAATGATATGTTATCCATTGCCCTTAATTTGCTTGCCATTGCTCTTAGTGAGTTATTCTGGGTTTTATCTGATACATCATAATTGTTACGATATGCACCAATTAAAGTCATGTTGTTATAGACCAAGTCTTTACAGAAACCTAATTGCTTGGCAGTTAATTTATTTTTATTTGGGGTTTTATTATTGCTGACTATTTTTAATTTTGGTTTGTCTTTTTTGTCTGGCATTTTTTTAATCCTAAAAGTTAACAGTAACTTTTAACCTATCATAAATTTATCAATGCATGAATTTTTTTTTATACTTCCAGAAATACCAGATATTACACTAAATTTTTAGTTCACTAATCGTGAAACTTTAATAAAGGCTATTTTTAAGCCCATACAAGCCCAAAGAAGTATTTTATGTATGATTTATCATAAAAGTTTTTTTCACAGTTTTTGAACTCCACTAAGGGTTACAGAGTGTATTTCTAAGTATGTACTAATAAGACTAAGTAAGACTAAGTAAAATAATGTAAATAATGTGCTTGACAGGTTTAACATACGTGCTAAAAAGATGATGGTTGTTTTTTTTTAAAAATAACCACAAAGGCTAGGTTGCCAAGTGCTAGATGGGTAGAACCCTCTGAAGATAGAACCTTGAAATAGTAGGAACTAGACTAACTCTTCAGCTAACAACCTCGAAGTATTGGGTTAGTCCAAATCCTCTGATACTTTCATTTGGTTGGCATAGCAAAAGGTTTCTATTGGCACGAAAAAACTTGTGAATGTGGGTTGTTTCAATTCTAAAATAATTTAACAAAGTTAGACAGACATTGGTTCTGTCTAATCTTGTTCAATTATGAACAGTAACAAACTTAGGAGTTTTTATTATGAAATTATTAGATCACTTACAAATAAAAAGAGGACTTTCAAATGGTCGTAATTATCCAGATGAAGAGATTAGAGAAAACGTCAGAGATATAGAAGTTGTTTTAACTGATCTCGATATTAACATTGAAACTGATCGTAGTATTGCTTTGGATTGGGATACATTAGAGATGTTTACAGAAGATCAGCTTTTTCAAAAGATAAAAAAGATTTCTGATCGTTTAGTAAGCTTGGATAAAAAAATATCTTCACATGTAGATGATTATCATTTTTGGAGATTTAATCTATTCATGGTTACATTAAATCATTACTTACAATTAGGTTTAACTATATCTGACAGACCAACTGAAATTGATAGAGTTAGAACTAACTCAGCTTATGACATGGGCAAATTTTTATTTAACAACAGATAGGAGTAAATATGAAATT